CACTTCTTCCCTTTGTTTTAAAGAGATGTTTGCTGCTATCAATAATAACACAGCTAGCGGGTCAAATACAACCATTATTATCATGATTACCAGTTTTACTGCCTTATCTATACCATCATCGGCATTACCATAAATCAACTCCGCAACATATTTGATTGGTCCAACATCGGCAGTTAATTTAACATCTTCCTTTAATAACGGCAACTTTCTTTTGGATATATCGGTTAATTCTTTTTGTGTAGTTTGAATTTGACGATCCAATTTATCGCTTGCTGTGGATGGATCTTTGGCACGAGCAATTAGATAATCTAATCTATCTCTGGTAATCTTCTCTTGTATCGTGAGTGTTTTTAATTCGACATTATTGGCATTGGAGTTTAAGGTAGAATCGATGTGTGCTTTGGCAAGAAAACCAAAAATGCCCATTGAAGTAATGAGCATGATGATTAATACGGCAAAGGTCAGGTAAGTTCGTAACAGAAAGGGTGCTATCTTCCAGTTACGATATAACCATGAAGCAGTAACCAACTTACTAACTTCTAATACAGAACCCATCAATACGACAGGCCAAAATGCACCCACGAAAATGGCAGCCAATCCAATAATTGAATAATAACCGGCAATGGCCGATAAAGCAATTGCACATAAAAATGTTAAGTATATCATGAGAAAAAGTCCTCTAGTGAACTTACCTTTTCGGTACTCCATTCCATACAATCAAGAATAACTTTAATAGGTTCTAAAAATGCTTTGCTAAACTGTAAGTCATAATCAATGTATTCTTGTAATCCAAACTCTTTCGGTAAACGACCAGGGAAAGAGATAACAGTATCCTTAAAAGGATTAGGCATTTTCAAATAAGTATATTTTAACTTTTCGCCTTCTTGTATTAATGGATACTTCTTAGTAAGATTCTTTTGTTTAAGATGATAATTATATAGAATAGCTCCCTTTACATGGATTGGTGTTCCCAATTTATATAAAGAAAGTCCATCACTATATTTAGCTAATCCGTTACAACCTCGAGGTGAGGAGATTTCTTCAGCAGGTAAACCCATAAAGTCTTTTTTAGCTTGTTGAATAAACTGATGAATATCTTCCTCTGTACCATTCATCATAATCGTGATTGCTTCTCTCATTTTCTCACGGATTGCTGCAGGAGTGGAAGATTTAATCATTTCCAATCCCATCACCTTCATTTGAGGTTCGTTATATTGAACACCCTCATTGTTATATACATTGAGAATATAACGCTTCTTAGCAGTCCAAATACCTTTATCAGAAAGACCTTCTCGTTTCATCTCCATCTTTTGGTCATATGCGTGAACATACTCAGCCAATTCTGCATAAGAGGTATCTATGAAAGGTTCTAGTTTCTCTTTACAAATTTTATCCATAAGAGAAATAACTTTTTGTTTATCTGATTTATCTTTGATGAACTTATCAACCAACTCACCCATACGGAGATAGATTGAATCTGTATCGGAAGCAATTACATAATCCTTATTTGTTTCTAGAAGTTTATTCATCCAAGCATTTATTTTATGCTCGATCCACCTTATGGAAAGTTGGCCAGCAGTAGTAACGCCAAGTGCCATGCGTAAGTCATAAAACCTAAAATACTGAGAGCCAAGAGCACCATAAGCAGAGTTAAGGGAAACCTTTTTAGCCAATTGTATATTGTTATACTTAGCAATTCTCTTTTCGATTTCATACTTTTTCGAGTTGTCTGTTTCATGTTCATATTCCTGTTTTGCAGTTAACATCAACCGCTTAAATTTAGTCCTATCTGTATACATTTCTTCCATCATCTTAGGTAAGAAACCCATGATGTCGGTACGGAAGAATTGTCCGTTAGGAGTTAAAGTTGCACCTTGTAGTTTGGAAATATCAACAGATTTACTCAACATACTGTTTACATCAACACCTTGAGAAAGAATCTCACGCATTTCATCAGTATAGTTTTCTGGTTCAATCAAAGTTTCGGGGGAAATGTTATACTGCATCATCAGATGTGGGTAAAGTGAATTTAGGTCAAAGCTAGCAACATAGTGGTGCATACCAACTTGCACCTCTTTAACATAGGCACCTTCAAACATTCCATCTTTTTCTTTGACGATTCTTGGTGGAACAATAATGTTTTTCTCAAAAAGGTAAGCATAAGTCATTGAATCCCACATACGAGTTTGAGCAAAGATATCCTCAAAGTTTGTTTTGGTATCGTATGCCAAGGTTACTCCCAATTCGAGCAACTTTAACTTTTCTTCCAACTTGATAATAATTTCCACATCTCGAATGTTGTATTCAATAAACTTTTGAAAATTCAAACGATATAAAGCATGCAAACTATCATATTCATCAAATGAGATTTTACCTTCACCCAGTTCAACTTGAGCAATGGCATCTAAACGATAGGACTCTTGTGACTTTCCACCAGGAGCATACCATTTGTATAGTTCAATGTAATCTAGTGATTCAACACCCATGATATTATAGGCAATCATAGGTCGACCATTGATGACGGTCTTTCTTTCTCCAATATAATTCCATGGAGATAATTTCTTGGTTTCATCTTCACCAAGAATTTTACGGAAACGATTGATGATATATGGTTCATCAAAGAACTTGGTATTCCAACCAGTTAGAATATCAGGACATTTCTTAGTCCACAAAGCCATGAATTGTTTACATAAAGAATATTCATCTTTACATTTTACATAAATTTCTTTGCCTTGGGTTTCATAGATGCCACAACCAAACACATAAGTTGGACCATTGAGATATTTGATACAGATTGCTGTGATAGGTTCGTTTGCTTCGTATGGATTAGGGAATCCATTTTCGGAACCCACCTCAATATCAATTACTCCGATAAGAACTTTATCAAAATCGTAATCAACCATATTTCTATGCTGATCCGCAATATACGCATACTCAAAACGAGTCTGGCCAAAAATTCTTGAAGCATTGGAAACCCCATCAAATTGTTTTATAAAATCTCTTGCACTACGAATATCACCAAAGATTTTTTGGTCGAGATAATCACCTTCGAGTGAGGTGAAGTTGGTAATTCTTTTGGAAGGTAGGTAAAGAGAAGGAGAATATTCGATTCTCTGTTTTACTCTTTTCCCGTCAATGATGCCACGATAAAGGATGTTGTTACCGAAACATTGTACATTAGTATAGAAGCTCAAGTTAACCTGTAATTAATTGTTTTTGTGGAGGTACGATTAGTCCAGAACCAAAGATTTGGTTATAATTTGTAATAAAATCTTCAGCAGGAACATAGGAGTATACTACATTCTTCTTAGCGATGGCAATGGTTGCCCCAGATTTTTGTTCACCATGTAATGGAAAAGGAGAGAATCCGATACTAGGTTGTCCATCTTTGCCACGGACCACGGTGATACCAACAGGATTTTCAAGTACAAATTCCGTTTCAGATTCCGATTCAATCTCACCGAGTACATCTTCTCCGGTAATTAATTTAAATGCTAATATTTTCATGTTTTTCTCCTAAAATTTGGAGCGGGATATTGGAATCGAACCAATAACGGAAGGTTGGAAACCTACAGTTTTACCATTAAACTAATCCCGCATTAATAAATTGTTACGGCCAACGAGTAAGGTTTCTAACCTTTTCTAATTCTTTTTGCCGGAATTGTTCATCTTCAATTCTCTTGAATTCGGCATCTTCATTTTCATCGTCTTGTTTTTTTACTGGATCCGTTTCATCAACACCTTTACCAATAATAGTGTAAATTTCAATTGGTGGAACTCCACCTTTTTCTTTTGGTTGCGTCATCTACCTCTCCCCGCTTTGCGCAATGGTTTAGCAGTTTTTGCTGCAATCGGACCTTTGGGTTTTGTAGCAGATTTTGGACCTGCATTTTTAAGCATCGGAATATTGGGAACTTTTTTGGTATTGGATTTAATTTCACTCATAATATCTCCTTGTTGGTTGCGGATCCTGGACTCGAACCAAGAACTGAGGATTATGAGTCCTCTGTGATTCCTTTTCACCAACCCGCTATAGAATTATATAGTCATTATTGAGAATACTGTTTT